CCCAAAGGTTTTACAGCAGATGAGACTACTATCACAGTTGACAGTAATCTTGTTAGTGCTGATAATACAAGGATAAGCCCACAGAATAATAATGCTTACAAGGGTTACCTAGTTGGTGATGGACTTGCTCCAAATGGTGAAAATGTTACCATGGGTACTAGTTTTCCAACAACATCAGTGGAAGGTGATTATGTGTTAAGGTTAGACTTCTTACCAAACAGACTGTTTAGATTTGATGGTCGCCGCTGGGTCAAGGTTGAAGACAGTGTAAGAACACGGTTAACACCAGGCACTGGCCAACGTCAGATAGATACATTTATTAATAATACAGCAACTACCACTAGAGATGACAATGTTGTTATATCACAACGTGTTGGGTTAAGTGACATTCTAAGTGCTAGGGAAGATGACTAATGGCTCAGCAATTTTTTTATGACCAACAAATCCGGCGTTTCTTGCTACAGTTTATTAGAGCATTCAGCAACTTCCAGGTAGAGTTCGGCAAGGACCGTAATGGAAATACTACACTGGTAACTGTCCCTGTTAGATATGGCGATGCTACCCGTATTGTTAGCAACATAATCAAGGAAAATAGTGAAAATAAAATCAATCCTAGTCCCATGATTAGTTGCTATGTTAGTGCCATGGAATATAGTGTAGATCGCAGACAGGAACCTACTTTTGTTGATAAGCGTCACATAAGAATGCGTAAGTTTAACCAAGATACCGGTGAATATACTACACAGCAAGGCAATGCTTTCAGTGTTGAGAGACACATGCCTGTACCATATAACTTAACAATGACAGTGGATATATGGACCAGTAACACAAACCAAAAACTTCAACTTTTAGAACAGATATTAGTACTGTTTAATCCAGCACTGGAAATACAGAGCACAGACAATTACTTAGACTGGGGTAGTTTAAGTTATATAGAATTGGAGCAAACTACCTGGAGTAGTCGAGCAGTTCCAGTAGGGGTTGATGAGCAGATTGACATTGCTACGCTACAATTTAAAATGCCTATATGGTTATCACCACCAGCAAAGGTTAAAAAACTGGGCGTAGTACAAAAAATTATTGCCAGCATTTATGATGAAACAGGCAGTATAAGCGATGGTGTAATTGATAGAGACATACTCATTGGCACTAGAATGAAGTTCACTCCTATGAATTATGGAATCTTGTTATTGGGTAATAACCTAACAATTCTAGAGCGCCAGGAGTCTGTTACTAACAAGGTTGAATCAAGTATAGAAAATGATCCTCCAGTAAAGATAGGTGTTGATGACATTACCTGGCGAGCAGTAATAAATCAGTATGGTGAGTTACAAGCAGGCATAAGTCAAATACGCATAGACTTTGGCACTGGTGAAATAGTTGGAACAGTTGCTTATCATCCCAGCGATGATACAAAGTTATTGTTTACTGTGGATGCAGATACTATTCCTACAAATGATCTAGATCCAGTGCTTAAGATTATAAACCCCCTAAGAGTAGGACCATCCTCTGGATTGGCAACTGCGGCCTTAGGGCAAAGATATCTTATATTAAAAGGCATAGGAAATACAGGCAATACAGACGGAGCAGATGCCTGGAAAGACACTGCTGGAAACGACTTTATTGCTGGAGCCAATGACATTATTCAGTACGATGGTATTAGATGGAATGTAGTATTTGACAGTAGTACTGATCTGGACGTACACTATATGACAAACACTAACACAGGAATACAGTACAAATGGACTGGCAGTTCCTGGGTTAAGAGTTATGAAGGTGAATACAAGGCCGGAGAATGGACACTGGTTATTTAAAGCAAAGTGTAGGTACTGTCTTTTTTGCTAAAGCAACTAAACGGTTTTTGTTTTTACTCAGAGGTGAAACAAGTTTTGAGAATACCTGGGCATTTGTGGGAGGCAAGGTAGAACCTGGTGAAAGCATATTACAGGCACTAAACAGAGAAACTATAGAAGAAACTGGTCTATCAAGAAACACACTTAAATTAATTCCTATTGAAAAATTTACTAATAACAAAAAAGGATTCGAATATCACACGTTTGTTAGTATAGTAGATGCTGAATTTATTCCTCAACTAAACACAGAACACAAAGGTTATGCCTGGACAACAATAGAAGGCTGGCCTAAACCGCTGCATCCTGGTGTTTTTAATACATTTCAGGCTGAAGAAATACAAACTAAAATAGCAACTATTACTGATTTATTTGGAGAAGTTGTGCAGGGCACCTAGTTGGGCTAGGTTAATATACTCTAATAGTCCTAGTGTTTTAAGATTAGGAACCCATTTAAACTCTTCAAACATAGCATTAGGACTAGTAACCTGTTCGCCTAAAACGTGATAAAATTCTACATCATCATACATTTTCATAATGGTAACAACTTGTTTAATAAGTTTTTGTTGTAAATTAGAAAAATCAACCACAGGTACATATGACTTTTCAGTTGCTGGATAAATTTGTTTTTCATAGCCTGCTGATATATAGAAATCAAATCCAATTAAAAATATTTTTTTATGTCCATCAGCACATGCTAATCGTAATGCCGCTGGTCCCATAAACATATTTTCGTAATGCGGATAAAGGTAAAACTTTTCAGGATATTTAAGCAGATTTTTTCTAGTAGTGTATACAATATTTTCTTTCCAGTAATCTGACTCTGCTATCCAAGAAAGTATTTCTGGATTGACACAAAATAAAAATGTTGGGTTAAAATCTTGATATAATTGATTACAACCATAACTTTGGCCCACACTGTGTGGACCGCCTTCACCGCCAGTTTGTCCATGTAAAAGGTATAGTTTATGCTTTAATCTACTTGGGCCATTGCCTATAACATGAGCAACACCAGTGTGATCTTCATTTAAAATAGTCTTGGGTATCCATATACCATTTGTATTCTTATTGCCATTACGCCAGTGTAGTGTATCTGCTACCTGTTCTCCGTCATAATCTTTCATGTAAAACTTATACATTTTTTATTTTAACTACTAACTTATTTTATGCCCACAACTACAGTTATAACTCCGCTTTCTCTGTCTTCTTTATTTTCTAGAGCTTTACCAAAAACGGTTCCTGTTGGCGGATTGCCTTCTTCACGCCATGCTTCAGCATAACCAGGTTCGCTGCCAGTAACCATTAAATCACCTTTGTTTACTGAACCAATAACTTTACAAGGAACTCTGCCTAGTAGAGCAACTGCTGGATTTAGTTCATCCGTTTTATCTGGCTCTCTGTGTGGGCTGTTCATAACACAATAAGGCGCTGTACTAACTACACCAATAACACTTTTATTGAGTCTTCCGGTTGATCTTGTTACCTCTTTTTCGCCGCCAAGAACTAATACTGTGCCAGGCTCATAAACTGCGTCAGCTTCATAGCGTTCAGCAACGTCGGCGTATTTTGCTTGTCTAGCCTGAACCTCAAAACCACCTGCTGTTGAGCCATCATGAACACGTATTGCATCAAGTGTAGTGTCAATAGTTAACTCGCCCACACTACCAGTATAAGCGTTATTTTGTGCTGTGGTTCCTCTTCTAAATTGTAATACTGTAGGCATAGTTTACTCCTGTCTTATATTTATAATGTTCCTAGATCCAAGCCAGTACCTGAAGCGACAGCGTGTCCGCGAGCAAGTGCATGGTCATGCCAGCGCTTCCGCCTGCGGCAGCGGTAGCCCCAATCGCGATGTCGGGATCGCGGCTCATTCCCAGTGCGCGTCGTCGCGTGCGTCAAACTCAAGAATTTGTTGATCTGTCATCGACAAGATCGACGCCTCTATCTCGTTCGACTTTGTTCGCAATGCGGTGACTTGCGCCCAAGCTGTTGTCGCTGCCGCTTTCGTGTCGGCGTTGTCAGAAGACAGATCAGCAATTGTGTTTCGCTGTTTCCAGCCAGGCATGATTGCCAAAATACGACGTTCGCACTCGGCTTTAACGTGCGGTGTGAGGAGTGTCTGTGCTTCAGCGGCATCGGTAAAACGAACTGTTCCGTCGCTAGCTATAATTGCCATTACGCGCGCTCCTCTACCACAAGCTGTGTGCTGCTAACGGCTCGCCCGGCTTTACCATATCCGGCATCTGATGTGCCAATCGTGCCGTCGGCGTTGACGTAGTATGTTGTTCCGATTGACAACGACCCCTGTGTTGGAACCGCAATCGCGCCGGGCA